TCGTTATCGAAATCCTAAAAAATCTGCAATAAAGTCCGTTCCTTCGCAGAATAACCGATACCGCCTCCGCTCTGGCCTACAGTCTCCCATCGGCTCATGATATACACAAATCTCTGTCAATACTTTGAGATGAACTTCCCTCATGCCCTTGCAAGTCTCCAGCTTCTCTAACGCCTCCTTTCGCCGTAGAGCATACTCAGCTTCATTTTCTCCCACTGACACGCTTTTCCCTCTCGGCGTAATGTCCAATATATTCCTCTGCTTTGACCCAGCCCAGTAGCCAGTATATCGTGTCTCATAAGCCTTAGCCGCTTCGTACTGCCTATTCGTTATCTTCTCTCGGAAGAAAGCCTTATCAAATGGTGTCGTTCCTCTATTAACAAAAACCTTAGCGCCGCGTTTTCCAATCTGAACTAAATCGAAATCACTCTTGCTAAACGCTTCTGGCGTTGGAACTTCACCTGATGGATACTTGACCTTCATTTGTGCTTCAACAGCTCCTTTTCAATCTCGGCAATTCGTCTACCGATACCAGCATATCCAACCAAATCTTTCCAACTATCGTCATGTGTCTGATCGTTCAGAGACAGCCTCGCCATCTTCATAGCCATCATGCACATCACAACCTGATTGGCAGTGATCGGTCTCTTTAAAATGACACTCCACATCTTCGCTATCTCTTCATGTAATTCGAAAGGATCGCCATAATCGACATTTCGTGTCTCTAGTGTTTGCGCCACAGTCGTTATGGCATCGATGTATTTTTTATCTATCATTTTAAAATGGTATTTCATCCTCTTCTAATGTGTAATTTTTAAAATATTCCTCAACCGCATCTAAACCTCGATGAGTTGCCTGAATTGCCTCCATCGTCACTTGATGATCTTTTGGCTCTAGCTGAATTGCATCCAGTAAAATTTCCTCTTGGCGAAAAAACTTTTCCTTCAGCTCCTTTTCCAGCACCTTCCACTGCCACGACTTAATCTTGTTACGCCGCTCCTGTAACTTATTGGACGCATCCAAAACCACATGAACTGAAATGTCGCTCATCGCAATTTACTGCGGCGGAAAGACAGCTCCCTATGACACCCATCCTCCGCAGTAGTATCCGCCCCCCTATAGGGGGTGCGGTGCGGATACATATTTTTGCGGAATTTACCCACTGCGGAGAGGTGCGGTTTACTGCGGTTTACTGCGGATTGGTGCGGATATTTGGTCACTTTACCCACCCCTTTTTACGCATCATTTCGTGAAATCTAGCCGCAGTTTTGGGGTTTTTTGCCCTACTTGAGAAGCTGTAAATGTGACCTTTATCCCTCTCAATTGGCTTCAAAGCGAACTCCTCGGCTATAGGTTTTCTCGGTCTATGTGCGCCGCAATAGTAGAGATTTCGCTTCTCATTCCAGTAGATACCGACAGCATCACAATCGACACATTTCATAATTTCTTTGCGTCCTTCCAGCTCCCTTTTCGTAGTCGCTCTGGACGGCCTTTCTTGGTCTCTGTAGTCACCTTTTTCCATTTTTAATCTCCTCTTTAAGTGCCTCAAATTGCTCCTCTGACATCCCCTTTTTGATCGCTTCTACGAGCTGTTTAATGTCCGAGATGTAACGTAAATCTGATTGTATTCTCCCTAATGCAATGGCCTCTATTTCCATTAATTCGCCTCCATTGAATTGAGCCAATGCACATTCTCTTCATCATCTTTTGATATTTCTTCGCCTTGCCGAATTATCGGTGCGTAATTAAATTTCTCCCAAGCAAGTTCGTCTTTATATAGGCGCTTTCGGTTGTGAAACTGTGAGAGGCACTTATCAACAGCTATGGCTTGCCTTGCCGATATGTCTCGATTGATGCTATCAAAATACTGGCTATACACACTTTCTAAAAAGTTGTGCGGTCTGCATCTATCTCTGAAGAATAGGAGCATTTCCTCCCACTCTAAAATAAACTCCTTACTCGGCTTTATTCTGTAAGTTCTAATTGTTTGCGCCATCATATCCACCCTAATGTTGGTTGCTTTTTGTTATTCTTTGTCCATACGAACCAAGCCAGTGCCATCATGCCTCCGGTGTATGGCTTTCCTTCTTTCATGAGACTTTGCCTCTGGCTGAATACCCAAATTCGGATTGGAGGCGTTTTCTCAAAGAATTTACGCCTTGCCTGACCCTCCAGAAAGTTGAGCTTTAGGAGAAGTGCCACCTTATATCTCGACAGTTCAACAGCCTTTTCTGCGAACTCCAGAGCATTTTTATATGGTGGATTGGTAATTATATTGTCTCTCTGCTCTCGCTCCATCAGGAAATCTATATTAGGAGACCCAAAGCCGCGATCCACCAGATCGGTACTTTCCACATTATATTTTGCGTCCTCTAGAACTTTGGAGATATGACCTTGCCCACAGCATGGCTCGTAGATATTCCCTACGAAATTCTCGACATCCAGTAACTTCCAAGTTGACTCAGAGGGAGTGGCGTAGAAGTCGTCCTTTTGCCTTGTGTCACTAACTCCAACAATTTTCATTGCTCGGTTCATTCTTCAAGCTCCTCTGGCCTAGCGTCAGGCAATGGCATATCGACTACAAAATCTTGCATCACAACGCATTTATTCGGAGTTCCAATTATCTCCTTAGCTTCCCTGCATTCCTCGACAGTTGTGAACGTATAGAAAACCATCAGCACGACTGTTTTCATTTCTCCACCATCACATTATTTGAGCCAGCTCTCACGACCTTGACCACACGACCATTTCTTCCGTCATGCTCCTCATCGACAGTCAGCACATCTGTTGAGACCCATGTCTTGATTATTGTATTGATCCGAGACTTGTCGCCCTTATCATTAGCATTGAGACCCAAGACTTCGGCGACCACTTTCCCAACCCAATTAGAGCTGGCGTGATGTTGCTTGTACGGCGTGTCTGTATCGTCCACTGCTATCTGTACTTTTCTGGTGTCAGTCTTTGTAATTCCACTGAAAGCGTCAGGGAACTCCCACTGCTTAATAACTGCCACCCAATCGCCATTGTCGAGCTGTATGGCTTCCTTTTCAAACCACATCGCCTTTTCTAACGGCTTCGAGAGGTTATTCTTACCTCCACTTTCAATCCTGAAATGATTAATGTGAGTGTCCAGCCCAGCCTTGAGAGCCTCATCTTGAGACATGGCATTAAGACTTCTAGCCGCTCTGACTGAAGCTACAAGACTTGAGCCACCTCTAGCGTCTTCTACTTCAGCGACACGCCCATTTAATTTTCTGGTGTGATGTACAACTTCGACTGAACAATTGCACTTGTCGGCAAGCTGAGAAATGCGCTTTCCTAACATCTTAAAGACTTCATTAGTCTCTGGGCTACTGGTCATATTTGCCAGTGGATCGGCGGCGAAAACATCAATCTCATGATCGAGACAAAACTGCTCTATCTTTTCAAATGCCGCCTCATTAATAATTCCGTCATTCCCTTCAGCTAAAACAATATCCTCATCTCTACCTGAGGCGATAAAGAGCTGACCCACCAGCTCCTCCTGAGGGATTTGGAAATGGGAGCATACAGATAATACGCGGCGCTCTATTTCTTCTTTTGGGTCTTCGGCATTAAAATATACGACTTTACTTGTGGACTTTGGCTCTACACCTAAAAGGTCGCGTCCAGTACACATGGCTATACATTCTGTGAGTACCAGTGTGGATTTACCAACACCGCCCTGAGATACAGTCGTAGACGCAAATTTTCGGATGTAGTGGTTACTATATATAAAGTCTCTTGGCTCGATGCTCAGAGGATTGACAACCTCCCAGCTAGAGAAGAGAGACACAGGAGCAACCTTTGTCTTTAGGATGCCTGTCCTTTTCATTATTTCTTTAAGGTCGCCAATATCGTTCTTGGAGATAAAGTCGGCGACATCTTCTTTTTCGTCTACAGGTAACTTTACCAGCTTAATCGCTGAGGCTACGCCCTGAAGATTTCCAATAACTATTTCTGCGTGTTTCTCTCCAGCTAAATCATTATCAGGAATGATAATTACATTACGCTTTCGGAAATATTCATTAAGGGATTTATTCCAGTTGCCAGCTCCACCAGAGTTGCAAGTAGCGACCAACCCATGACTTGCTAAAATGTCTGCGTCCTTTTCGCCTTCCACAATGCAAATCGGTTCGCTGGGGTTTTTAATTATATCTTGTAATCTGTAGGGAAGGGGAGTGATGCCACTCAACCCATAAATGTACCCATTTCCGTTTTTATGTCTCGGTCTAAATGTCTTTGGCTCAAATCTGCAAACCTCATATACCTCTTCGCCATTCTCATTCAGGTAGGGATACCGAGCGACCAGTTTTCCTATCCCTTTTTTCTCCATTGGTGGGAGATAATCTTTTGGGTCTTTATCAAATCTCTTTAGGAGGTCTACAACGCCGCCTCCCTCATTTGCCTCATGATCGAAAAATGTATTCTTATCGAGATCGATAGACATTGAGCCGAAA